GCCTGTTCCATATCCAACAGATGGTGTTATGTATGTATGGGATGAAGAAACTACCGATTGGAAGGCAACAGTAAATGAGTGAAAAACTAACCAAAGTTGTTGTTAACTGCGCTACTGGTGTAGCAGAGATTATTGAACTAACTGCACAAGAGATTGCACAGCGCGACCAAGATGCAGCAGCGGCAGCAGAGGAACGCTCTATCCGAGAAGCACAAGAAATGGCTAAGGCTGTAGCGAAAGCAGCAGGACAAGCAAAACTTGCAGCATTAGGATTAACCGAAGAGGAAATCGCAGCGCTGTAATGTCTTTACTGACAGGCAGTTGTACAGATGACTACCTTCCTTCTTGGGAGGATAGGTCTGACCCATTAGATGAGCAGATGAAACCGAAGGAGCAACGTGGCAGGTAGAGATATAACCGAAGGCAGAGGCTCTGCCACTGCAAGTATTGGTCGCTCCATTGCTGTTGACTTAGGTATTGTTTCATCTACTTCTGTATGGCAGAACACTACAGAGTCATATGATGTAGCAGTAGGTGGACTACCGTTCTTCTATGCTATAGCAGATGACCGTCCATACATTAGACAGACTGCTCCATTTAATAAACAACAATCTGATATTTCTGCTGAACCGGGTGAACAATCTTTAACTGGCTGGTGGTTACGTTCTCAATCATCATTTCATAATGGTACTGGCATTAAATTCTATGACCCATCTGCAGGTGAAACCGTAACCTACCGTTTTGCAGACTCACAAAATGTTGATGTATGGACCAAGGGACAGGTAACATTATTAAAAGAAACAACTAATACTGCAGTATCTAGTGGTATTTACAAACTTATTTCTGCAGTATCTAATAGTACTGATGTGGTTGTTGGCTACATTCCGGGCAGCACTACAATTAAATCTTTTAATTCTGCTGGTACAGTAGTAACTACATATGCACCTACTGGGCTAGGTAATATCTTAGATGGTGCTGTATGCACAGACGGTACTCGCTTGTTTGTAGCCGATAATGACCACATTTACACAGGTCCAATTAACGCAGCATCTTCTGGTTGGACTGAATATTATGTAACTGGTACACGTGCAACCCTTGCTTGGGTTAAGCAACGTCTTGTTGGTGCTATAGAAAACAAAGTTTATGAGTTGACTGGTGCTACTGGTAGCGCACTTTCATTACCTGCTACACCATTATACACACACCCTAATACTGCTTGGATATGGTCATCTATAACTGAAAGTGGTGCTGCTATCTATGCTGCTGGTTATGCTGGTGGTAATGGTGCTATCTACAAGTTTACATTAGATACTGCTGGAACTATGCCAACTCTTACCTCAGGTGTTATTGCAGCGCAACTACCTAGTGGTGAATACCCACTTAAGATTGAAACCTATTTAGGATATATGATGATAGGTACAAATAAAGGTGTACGTGTTGCTACTACTGAGGTTGATGGTTCTTTAAGTTATGGTCCGCTTGTTATTGAAGAATCAAATGGTGTTCGTGATTTTGCATTTAGAGATAGATTTGTATGGGTTACTGGTGCAGTTGATGGTCAACCCGGACTATACCGTATTGATTTAGGTGCTGAAATTACCACATCTGCTGAATCTTTATACCGACAAACATTACGTTTTGCTTATGCTACTGATACATTTTTATCGGGTGTAAGTGGTTACGCTACAAGTGTAGACTTTGTAGGTAACTCAGACCAGATAGCATTTACTACCTCTGGTAGCAATGGCATCGCCATTCAATCTACTACTGTATTAGCAACATCTGGCTATCTAACTACAGGTAAGATTAGATTTGGGACACTAGAACCTAAAAACTTTAAACGATTAATTGCACGCGGTAATTTTCAAGTGGGTGACTTTGCTCTTGCATCTGTGGCTACAGGAACTGATGGTACTGAAACTGTATATGACCATATAAGTTATAACTCAGGTGTAAATCCAGTAGAAGTAACCACATCTGTTCCTCAAACTGCACAAGAATTCCTTGCATATAAATTTACTTTATCTCGTGATACTACAACCACAAGCAGTGGTCCTACCTTTAAGGGTTATCAGGCTAAAGCAACTATTGCTACACCACGCCGAAGAGTAATTAAATTTCCTGCATATTGTTTTGATATAGAAACTGACCGCTTTAATACTGTAATTGGGTATGAAGGCAGAGCCTTTGATCGCATTAAATTACTTGAACAGATAGAACAATCTGGAGATGTGCTTACTTGGCAAGACTTAACTACTGGTGAGTCACAACAAGCAGTGATAGAAGAAGTAACCTTTACTCGTATGACTCCACCTGATAGACGCTTTGATGGTTTCGGTGGCATCCTGCAAATTACTATTAGGACAGTCTAATGACTATTGTTGATTGGGCTGCGTTTGCTATTAGCATCTGTACTTTAGTAGGTACCTTTGCTTTGATGATTAAATGGTTAGTTAAACATTATCTTATTGAACTTAAAGCAAATGGTGGCAGCAGTATGCGTGACTCAGTTAATATAAATACTAAGCGGCTTGAAAGACTAGAACTACGAGTAGATGAAATCTACAGATTGTTGGTGAAATGATGACAGCAATTATCCCTGATATTAATTGGGATCCACGCCCTATGACAGAAGAAGAGCGTGAAGAGTGGTTTGAAGATGACGATGAAGTCTAAATTTGGACCGTATAAAGGTAGTGAACAGAATGGTGGTCGTCCCATCTATGTATTTAAAAAGAAGGTAGCAGGCAAAACAGTCAGCACCTCTAGCAATAAAGCAAGAGTAGAGTACAAAGAAAAAACAGGCAAGACATTATCAAAGAAGACAGATGTAAACCACAAGAACAATAAAGGCAGAGCAGGTAGTGATGCTATGTCTAATTTAAATACGCTCTCGCATAAGAAGAACGTAGGTAAAGAAAATAAACGTCGAGCAGGAAAGCGATAAACTAAATGATACCTCTAGCCCGTGTAGCACAACCGGCTGCAATTGCAATATTAAGACAAGCAACAGCCCTGTATCCAAAGAGATTGAAAGCATCCGATGGGCTGCTCCCATCTAAGGCACACATCAAGCAAAATCCTAACTCAGATCATAACTCTGGGTTTGCATGCGATCTTAGCCATGATCCTAAGAATGGGATTGATTGCACAGTTGCATACACTGAGTTGCAAAAAGATCCACGTGTTAAGTATTTAATCTTTAAAGGACGTATCTGGTCAGCAATAAAAGGTGATCGTGACTTTGATGGTTACGCTCATCCAGTACATCTACATATTAGTATCAAAGAAACTGCAGGAACTGATACTTCCTCTTGGTTTCCTTGGTTGGGGGATGCTACAAAACTTAATAAGGTAAAAGCAGCACTCAAGCCCAACCCTAAAAAGAAGGAAACTAAATGACCCAACTTACTAAAAACAAACTGCAGGCTATGCTCATGTCTTATGTACGGGCTGGAGTAGCCTCGTGTGTTGCCCTTTACATGGCTGGGATTACCGATCCTAAAGCCTACGCTACTGTCTTCCTATCGTCCTTTGCGGGTCCTGCTATGAAAGCAGTGGATAAATCAGCCAAGGAATACGGCAAGAAGTAGCCATTTAAAGCCTTCTAAGGCACCATACAGACCATAAAGCCCCTGCTTAGGTATCTCACCATACCTAGCAGGGGTCTTTTCTGTTTATTAGGCGTCTGTAGATTCTACTATCTTGTACCCAGCAGTCTTCAAAGCCATGACTATATGGTTGGCTATCCTAGTAGGAGAGTCTGGCAAGGTTTCGCCATACTGATCCCATAAGGTAGAACTAATGGTCAGGTATGAAGACATTACTTTTTCTTGGCTACCTTCTTGACTGTTACTTTAGGTGGTACTATTTCCGTATGCTCTGCCCATTTATCAAACTTACGCATAGCAATCCATTCGATTACTTCAATTCTAATAAGACTTACTAGTTCCCATACTGCAATAACTGCTACTGCTGTCCAAAATAACTCTACGTTCATTGTAGTCCTTCCATTCCTCGGTAAGATAGTATTACATCTTTAGGTTTTATATTTTTTCTTTTGCGTATTGCTTGTCGTTCTCTTGTATTTGTGCCACCCCAGATACCTACAACATTCCAGCCTATAGCATACTCTAGGCAATCAGTGCGTGCATCACAAGCATTACAAATCTTTAGTGCCATTGTATTCTCTTGTCTTAGTTCTGAATCAGGAAAGAAACTTTCTGGGTCTACATCCGTACAGTTTGTTTGTTTGTTTGTCTTAAACATTTACTGTCCTTAATTCTTGCCCTAAGTCTTCCATGTTACAAACATATCTAATACCATATCCAAAATCTTTTTCAAAACATACATCAATAAACTTATCTTTAGATATATCTCCCCATACTATAAAGTGTGAGTCAATATGAGGTTGAGTTCTATCTCCAACTAATGTTACTAGAATTGCATAGTCAGCAGAAAAAAGTTCTTTGCTATTAAAGATAAGTTGATTAGTGGTAGTTGTTTTGACTTGTACTGTTTTATTATTAATAACTAAATCATAACCTTCGTCCCCTCCGGTTAAAACTCTATCATCAATTGCTACTTTGTAAACTTTTGCAGCAGCCTTTTCTCCTAGATATCCCATTAAGTTTACTGCCCAAGAGGTATTTTTTGAATCAAATTTTTTGTCAATTACATTGTGTTCTTGTTTGTTGTTACGCATTGCTTTAACAAATACTAAACAAGAATTAATTTCTTCGTTAGTTAAATGTACTTCAACCATTTTTTACCCTCCTGTGCTGTAGAATCCTGTTCCTTTAAAATGTATTGCTGGTGCTGACCATATACGAACCATAGTGTAATTGCAAAGGGTGCATACTCCGGGTAGTGGATCTTGTGTTTCTTCTACTGTTCCACAGTTGTTGCACTTGTAATCAAATAGTGGCATTAGATACAATCATTCCCATCTTCCGGTGTTGACAATGTTAATAAGGAACCACAGTTTAAACACTCAGCATCTAGAAAGTACATGGCTAGTTCGTTACCTTCAAAAGATACTAATGCTTTGAATACAGTGCAACCACATAGACACACATCACCAATGGGATTGCCACGCAAATCCATTGATAGAGAATAGTTGGTTTTGTAATCTCTTATAGGTATTGGTTCACTCATCTGTTACTTTATCTGAATCATAGAACGGTCTAAAGCCACCTAAGTTTTTTGTTAAAGCAACTAGCACACGCTGCACTTTCATACGTGCACCATCTGGAGTTGTCTTTAACTCTTTGGCAACTATACTCCACTCTGATTGTTCGTCCATAAATCTGAGTCTGAGTATGTTTTGCTTTGATTCTGGTAGTTTGTAAAAGCCTGTTGCTATATCTGACCGTAATGCTAGCCAGTTATTGCCATCTGTTACATCACCTTTACCAAACTTAAAGTTTAGATCTTGAATCTTGGCTGGTATCTCATAACTTTCTGTTATGATTGACGGAAGAAATGCCTCAACAACAGACAAATCGTAGTAATATAAGTCATTAGTTTTGTATCCAGCCTTCTTTGCTTTTTCTATTTCGCAGTACTTTAACGCTGCATTACGTAATGACTTGGCTATTAAGTTGTCTTTATCTTTGCGTTCATAGGTAGACCACTCTTTGTATTTTTTAGGATGAGATACAAACCAGACCCATAACTCTTGTGCTATGTCATCTCGTTCTAGCATTTGATACTTGCGATTGTATTCAATGGCTAGATTCTGCACCATGTCATTGTATTCTTCTATGTAGTTGGTCATGGAATGTCTATTGTTCCACCTAAGATTGGCACAGTATATGGAGATACCTTCTTACTATCTTGAATTAAGATACCTATACCTTGCTGCCAGTTGGCAGTACCAGATGTAAGGTAACTAGCCTGTTTAATATCCATCATGTGTCCAACCTCTAAACCAAATAAGGTTTGAGTCTTACCGTAGAAACCAACCGTGTCATGTTGTAACCCTAGTCTGTGTGTGTGTCCACACACTACTGACTTACCTATTCTTTTTGCTAGGTTCAGTGCTGTTGAGCCGGGCACTCTATTGAGTGCACCTTCATCTCCGTGTGCCATTACCCAGCCGGGTAACAACTCACGCATTCTATGTAGATAGGTAATACCTAAAGAAGAATACCCTAGCAATTGTTCTACTTCAAGTGACTTGAGGCTAGAAAAAGCAGGGGCATACTTGCGCATGTAAGTATCTATTCTATCTGTATGGTTACTGCGCTGAATATAAAATGGTTTTTTTCCTAGTGCTGCTCTGTACTGTGACATGATATCTCTTGTTAAATCTATTCCGTCTTGCAGCGTGCCAGCATATTCGCCTGCCATGCCTTTGTTCCAACGACTAGGTTCAGGTGCATCTAACTCGTCACCTACACACCACAACTCATCAGGCTTGTAATCTTTTATAAATTGAATTGAAGCCTTGACTGCTTTAGTATCGTGATATGGTATTTGAAGATCAGATAGAACTACTATCCTCTTCATAGGTACTCCTTAAAGGTATGCCTTCCCATAGTCCGCGCTGAACTAGTATTCCTATGGTTGCATAGTTGACTAGGTCTATGAGTGAATCTTCGATAGATTCGTAGTTCGGCGTGTCGTTCTTGTCACTACATAGATGGCTAATCCTTGCTAACTTGTCATACATACGCACTGTTAGCCCATTCATTGCACCACCGGGTGCATGGGCTATGTTGAGTGGACCGTAATCTTTATGCTTTTTTAAAAGGATTTGTAGGCATTGTTCCATTACATCTCTAGGGTCTTGGCTATTTTTCATTTAGTATCTTTTTTAATGTTTGATCTATATCTTTCATTGCTTCCCATACATCATGTTCTTCTAGCATTTCTTCTAACTGTCCTTTAGATGAGGCAACTAGGATACCTGCTAATGAAGTTAATAATTCTACAACTGTTTCTTTTTTTTCTGTTAACAATGCTTGATGAATATCTTCTAATGCAGATAGAATATTTAGTCCCCGTTTTTCTGAGATTGCTATCTGCAGGTTAGGCTTTACTGCTTTTATATATTCCCATACATCATGGGGAAATGCACTCTCCGATTCGCTCATTAATCCAATCAACTCCCATCTTAGTTATAACACTGTTAACATCTTCATTCTCTGGCATTGCTATTATATTTACGTTGCTTAGTTCTCTTGCTATCTTCTTGCCAAACTCCTGACCTGCGGCATCACCATCTGCTAAGACAATAACTATATCGTAATCATCAAGGATGCGGGTATAGTGTGATTTGTAATTGCTTGCTCCGGGTATACCTATAGTGGGGTGTATAGTTTTATTACTCATTAGGATGCAATCAAACTCACCTTCAGTTACACAGATATATTTGTCTGCTACAAAGCAAGCCTGAGTATTAAATATAGTAGTCTTAGCACCAATTAATCCCATATATTTAGGGTCTTCTCCGTTCATACCACGGAATCTTATATCTACCACGCCTGATGGCGTGATATAAGGTATTGCTAGTCTGCCTTTGTATGCTTCATGCCCCGGAAGAGGATCTTCTACCACTCCCAGATGAAAGATTCTGCCCTCGTCTACCGATAGACTGCGACTTGCTAGATAACCTTCTGCCAGTTCCAAATGGCTGTTGTACTGTTGAGTAGCCCGTAAGAGAAAGTGTTTCTGCATACTTGATAGCCTCATGGTAACTCACTCCTTTTTTATGTTGTATTAATTTATAGACATCTCCTGCGACACCACAACCATGACATTTAAATATATTGTTATCAAAGTCTACTGCTGCTGATGCATGGCTGTCGTCATGGAATGGACACTTCATCTTGCGATAACCTGACCCACGATTAGGTACTTGTGCACCTATATATTCTAGATATTCTCCGATACTATGCTTTGTCTGCATTTAGTACCTTTCTTAATAGTTCTACCCACACATGTACGGGCATAGTTGCATACCAATCGGCAGGGTTTCCCCGACCCTTACGCTTGTGCACAACCACGCCTGT